CGTTAGTGACCTAATATTTTTCTAAACAACGCGAGGATTTGTTAACCTCAAAGGACATTTAGAAAATATATACAAAAATTTAGGTATACACTGTAGAAAGTTGTGACCAGAGTAAAAATTCAAACTCCCAGATAAGATGCCGAAGCATCTTACAAGGAAGTCTGTATATAAACCTCTGAACAACAATGTTCAATGTAAGATGCAAGCATCTCGCCTAGGAGTGAATCGCTAGGGATTCATCCCCCCCTTCGGTCACCGAAGGGTATTCTGCCTAAAACAGGCTTTTACGTCACGTAACGTGTGAAACGCTCAATTTAAAACTCGAGAGATGAGTTTTCCTAAAATCTGACCCAAAGATTTTAGAAGGAAAATGGACTAATATATGCGTACATAATCGGGGCTCCAGTAAATAGTCCTAACTGGAAGTCCTCCCCTGTACTGACGAACTTATCTAAGCGGATCTCGTCAATCTCAATATCTTTACGTACATCGATACTAAGATCATGCCCAGAAGTAAAATTATCTCTTATATTCAACATTCGTCCGGGCACGAATCGTTGACCTAGTGTATAAAATGGTGTTTCATATTCTAGGACAGGATTTGATCTAGTAACAGTGGCATGAGTACCACCAAGACTACTAAGAGCAGAATCTTGTAAATTTTTCCTAATACCACCATCATCGGTATTAAAAAGTTCGGATGAAGTTCCATCCTTCACACCTGTCAGTCCAGCTCGACCAACTTGCATCAATCCTCCAACAGACGGATTGATATGGGAAGAACTAACACACATCTTATGTCTAATACTTCCCCTACGACATGCAAAAGCAGGAGTAAGATAATTCATTAGAGTAAGAGTTACGAAACTATAAGGTTCATCAGTTGCACCAAAAGTGACGCCAACATCTTGACCATTAGGATCCCAGCCCCTATAAAATGGAAAATCTGAAATTTCATATTCAACTCGCCTATCAATAGTAGTAGTACCCACTGTAGCTGGAAAATAAGAATTCCAATAAACATAACGTCTCATTAATTCTCGGAAAGAAACAATTCTCTCTCCTTGATAAACAAGATATTGATTGTTATCTGGAATATATTCACCAGGAGCAAAAGACGCTACTTCTGCAACTCCAGTAGGAGCATTTGATGTATCTTCCGAAGTAGCCATTATTTCAGTTTCAGATTGTTGTTCAAATGGTGACAGCAATTTCAAATTATCCGGAGAAGGACAAGAAACAGCAAAATCATCACCTGCTTTAACCCAGACTTGGACAGTAACAGCAGCAGCAGCAGTAGAAGGAGTTGCAAGCTCATTCACCACATATACCGTGATACTTCCATTATCGCCAATGCCTCCTGCACTAACGGGGTTAACATCATCATGAATTGTAGCACCAGGAATGGAAGCAATTCCAAAATTTCGAGCCCAGGCTCGAATATCTGCCCATTTAACTTCATATTCAAAATCACGATTTTCTGAAATATCAACAATAGTGGAGTAAACTTGATTGAATGGAATAGCACCTGCAGGATTTGTAGCAGGATTGTAGACAATACGAATACGTCCACGATGATATTCAGAACAAACCACATTAAATCGAAATTTAATAGATCCTTGCCAAGCATCAAATGGTGTAGCACCAAATGCTAATGCAGTAGAATGAATTTCCTGTACAGGAGCAGCACTTAATGTACTCCCATAAATAGGAGCAACAATCATCGACGTCAACATAGTATCAGTCGTAGCAGCTTCTGGCCAAGCAAAAGAACGCCAATAAGACCATCTTTGACAAATGGAATTAATGGTTAATTCATCCTCACCAGCTAATCCCATCAAACGAGTATCTACTGACAATTCATTCTTAGAATCTAGTGTTAGTTTAACTAGAGTCTCTGGAGCATCAGAATTACATAGATTACCCAAATATCTGGGAACAAATGGATTAGAATCAGCTAAAATTTGAGGTCTGGAATACCCAAATATCCTAGCAGCATCGCCCAATCGTGAAGCAACCAAAGAAGTTGCTTTGGCATAAGGTGCAAGAACAGGAATCATTGATAGAGCATCTGCAACTCTAGCAACAGCTGAAGCAGGTTTACTAATAAGTCCATTAGTTGTGAACTCATCCTGCGATGTGGTATTTGATCCTTTACCAGCTTGGTCCTCATATGGGAGAGGGAAACCAAACTCGTCCAATTGTGTAACACTATCAACACCAGATTGTGCAACATTGGTAGTAGGAACAGAAAGCGTAACATTTTCTGCCCAAACAAAGACTACAATACTAATGGGATCAGTTCCGCCATTAGCATGTTGTAAAGTACCGAAATCATGAATATCAACTTCACCCATCTGATCTGGCCATCCAGCTTTTGTGATATCAAGATAATTCTCAGGCCAAATAAATGGCAAAGTCATTTCACCTCCTTGTGATGTAGTAGGATCAATAAGAAAATGAGGTTTCTGAGAAGCTTGGATCAAGTCCTGTGCAATGAAAGTGCGATTGACAGTGACTTCATCATTTGTGATATAGGGATTATAAGTAAGAAGCGCCCTGCCATAATAAAAGCCGTTACCATTAACGATCACTTTCATTTTTAAATTGCAGCGGAGGTTCCTATACCTATTAATCTTGTCAAGAATGTCCGGATTCCCGAAGAAATCTGCCCAAGGATTGAAACGCGTAACAGACAGCGCATTGGACGGGGTCCATTGGTATTGGTGGATCTTGACTGGTCGACTGAGAAATCGACCGAGATCCGCATCTTGAAACCCAGCGAGACGTGTAGTCTCATCTGGGGCGGCCGCTATATCATACGACCAAGGTCTGTCACCATCAACAAAATTGGTGGTTTCAGTGCCCGAAACGTTCGGGGCTTGAGAGATGTTAAAAGCTGCACCTCCTTCAGCATTAGAGTTATTATTAGTAGTAAGTAATTTATTCTTACGGTCGAAGCACTACTTGGTGCAACGCCAGCATCACATTTGGTTGAGTGACGAACTCTCTTGTGAAAACAAGTACTGCACGAGGGCAGTATCATAGATATGCAAGCCTATGTTTATATACAAATAACATGAAAAATTAAACAACACGGTAAACCAATACATAAATACCATTTTAAACTTATACTACGGATGATTCCGGAGTTTGGTTGCATTTAATGTCTGCCCAAGACAGTGGTAAGCTTAATCAAGTCGACCCTCGACTTTGACTCTTGCTTCCCAGGCGGCATATGCAGCTTTGCAACGCCTTGCGTCAGCTTCAGCCCAACGTTTCCTTCGTTCTTCTTCCTGTCTAACAGGAGCATTCCAGATCCAAATGAGATACCTGACACACCATGGAACAAAATAAGTATTAAAATACATCATCATATACCAAGGAAGCCAAGACCAAAGATTACCATACATCATAAATACTAACCAACGACGATCAAAGCCAGTATAACGAAAATAAATCTTTTCCATAACAAGCAAATACCAAATGATAAACATAGTTGGTAGAGTAAGGTAAGAAAGATATTTTTCAAATCCAAAGAATCTGTCAAATACAGTTCCGAGACAATGATCATCCTCATTAAAAGGAATTTCAATGCCACATTGTTTGTCATATTTAGATTGCGTTTCATATTTCTCTTGAAACATAACCAATCTATCTTCATAAGTACGATCTAGTTCATCGCACATATGTGTAATCTCACACTTTTCAGCGACTGCTCTCATCTCAGCACGTCTAACTTCATACATATCCTTACCATATTGCCACCACTCTCGTAAAGCACCATCAATATTCATAGCACTTTGATCCAATGCAGAAACAGAACTCGATTGTAAAACAGAATGTAAAGATTTAAAAATTGAATTTTCATCCAAAGTTCCGTGGATCAATCCAGTGTCAGGATTGTATAAGTTATGTCTTTTCAAAAAATCAGCTTCACTGTCAATCATGTATGCAGTCGGAGTTGAAGTTTTATCCGGCATAGTAAACTTCATATCTCTATCTGCTAAAAAACTCGCATAAGAAATATGATTATACCAATCACATCCTTTTCGAACTGAGCCTTTAACATCATCACCATAAATCTCCATAGCAACATTTTCCCTAAAAGGTTCAGGAATAGTATTACCAGGAGCTAAAAAGTAATAACCACATCTTAGTAACAAAGAATTAACAATACAATTTACATATACTGTCAAATTTTGACCAGAAGGATTAGAACCACGATGAATTATCATATCTCCATTATACGCCACACACGAGTACGCCACTTCAGTAGCTACTCCTTTCATAATAGTAATATCATCCTCAGTATATGTACCACATGTTTCAGCCAATTCAATCATTACTTTAAAAGCAGCAGTAATCAAAGAGGCAGGCATGCGTAAATCATACTTACTATAATCTCCAGCAAAAATACGATCTTCTCCAAATTTCTTCATATGTTTTGCTAATTGATCCCATTCAGGACCCTGAGCATTCACTCCCACTGCACATTCCGTAAGTACAGGGAACAATGAAAGCATTCTAACAATAGGCAAGAATTTGCTTCTAATTATCATTTGCATCGCAACATCAATAACTTGGAAAACACGAACTTTTTCTTTTCCTATTTTAGTAGGTTCATCCTTCACACAAGCTTTATAAATTGAATAGCATCTTTCTCCCTTCAATAATAAAGCTTCCATCCTATCTCTTTCTTCCATAACTTTCTCGTCAAATTCAGCTGGACAAGCAAAATCAGGATAATCTTCTGGGGCTAAAAGAGTAATCATATCTCTCTTTGGCCCAGCAAGAGGAAAACCAGCCGAGGTACCACGCTTCATTGCATCAATAAAACGTTTACCATCAATTCCACATAGAGATTGCATATCAGTCAAAGGACGCATTTCCTTTCTAACCATATCACCAAAATCTTCTGATTGGAATTTTTCTTTGATATCACTCAAATAGTCCAGAGTTGCCATGTCAATCAAAGTAGGTTCAACACCAGCACCAGGATTTGCAGACATAGCTAAAGAAGCTTGCCACATATTAGTACGATGGAATTGAGGTGGTCCATAGTTATTGGGAACACCAGTGATCTCATGAACAGCATCTGAAATGGGAGTGGTCATTACTTTACTACTAGTATAAGAAGCTCGTGCTCCTGTTTGACCAAGAAATTCAACATTGCTGCCAAGAGGCAAGAAATTGATGGGAGACTTAGGATGAATAAGTCTAGAATTAATAACTTGTTTGTCATATCTTGTGGTAGGGAAGGTACCATTTACATGACTAGGAAAACATGATTTCCATTGGGTATGGGCAAGAGCAATAGTATCTTTCAACTCTTTATGTGAAACTGTCAATGCTAATCCATCAGTACGACCAGTACGTCCACGTAAGTGAACACCTGCAATAGTTGATTTTGCGAATTTAGCAACAATAGTAGCCATACATAGCCCTCTAAAAGTCTCATATCGACAATTATATTCATATCCGGGTCCTCCAGCCTGGGAATCTGCTGGTGTAATTCGAATAATATCCCTGTGCATCACACCGTCTTTTGTACGATAACACATCTCTCCAGTTCCTCTCACCTTACAGGAATCTGGAAATAGATCCAAAATTTCATTCTGTGGTCCACCAGAAGGAATTGCAACGACACATAAATCTTTCCCCTCAACGGGAACCATTGTAGCAACACTAACAAATCCTTTAAATGTAGAATTCAATTTAAGAGGATCTTTTTTGGTAACTAACACCTTCATCTCTTTACGTCCTTCAAATACATGCAAGGGCATAAGATAAGTAGTACCACCTAATGCTAAAATATCACAAGACTGTTTCTCGCCATTCTCAACGAACTGCGCGTGAAATAAATTATTCATGACTTTAGTAACTACTTGATCATGAGTCATGGTGTCGTTTGTGTGTTTGATATGTAATTCGTCAACTTCTGCTGTAGCCCAAGGATTGGACTCAGCATCACGTTTCTTAATTTCATCAATGGATGTGGGCATAAGTGCGGTTTGGTTAACCATGTGTGATGTTTTCATGAGCATTACAAAAGAATACAATAGTTTACCCATTACACAAACAGAGAAAAATTGAACAATCTTACTTTGACGCAAGGATTTGAACAAATCTTCAGTGATTGTATCATTGGCAGCTAACTGTGAAATCTTCTCATCCCGCCACGCGGCAAGGATGGCTAAATAACCTGATAAAGCAAAAACAGTAAAGATGATAACATAGCCTAAACTAAAATTATCGGAACAAAACAATAAAAACATAATACAGAAATAAATAGAAAGAAAATCCTTCCTCGATTCTTTCTCTAAACGCATAAAATCACTGGCTGACCTCGCCATATACATAAATTGAACAATCGGATTATTAATCACAAACTTTGGGACACGAAGTACAATATTGTCCAAGTTAGGATTAATCTGATCAAACTGGCTCTTAATGGAATCAAAATCAATTCCCATAAAAGCTTGCTTCTCCAAAGCACATTTACAAAGATCTCCTGCCAACCTACATTCAGGACAATATTTGCGCGAAGCAACTAGGTTTTCGCCTTTAGCGACCAACCTACGTTGAATATCAAAGTGTTCAACACACTCTGTTGTAGCCACTCTAAGAACATCGTGGATACTCATGACAGGTCGGTTCCTATCATAATCGGCAAGTAAATTCATATCGCCATTTGGTTCGTCACATGGGACTTTGACAGCAATATCCCAAATATCATTAACTAAACTATCTCCTGGAAAATCTGTCATAGCTTTACGCTTATTAAGTCTTCCATCATTAGTCTTATATTCTTCTTTACAAACCACATTAAGATGAATATCGGCACGACGAACTCCAGAAAAAGGACAAATAGAACCCTCTCTAGCATGAACAGCCAAAGGAGCATTACTTGTAATAACTAGAATTTTGGGACGAATTTCAACTTTACCTTTTTCATGTAAATCGGCCTTATTAGCATAAGTAATCATGTTATTATTAATATCAATCAAACGCTCAATAGGTGACTTATCTAAAAATTCCTTCTTGGTATTACCCATATCATCAAGATAAATACCACTTGTGTCGCCTTTTAAAGAAGAATCAAATTTATCGGACTCTTTGATAGTTGCAGTAAAGCGAGAGTTGGGGTCTGAACCTGATGCGTTTAGACAATCCGACATCAGGATTTGGGCAATAGTAGATTTACCCACACCAGATTTTCCTTGGATATAAATAGAGTAAGGAGCATATCTCAAAGATCCATCAATACGTTTAGCATTATATGCCGCACGATTACGTCGAAGAATTTCTAAGCGTTTCTCCAAAACACTTTGTTGCCAAGTTCCTTTAGCAGACTGAAAAGCACGAGTCGCTAAATCAATGGTCTCATCTAAGAGAGAACCATATTCGAGATCGCCTAACACTTGGCGAACTCCTTTAATAACAACAGGCTTATCATGCAAATTAAAAACCATTGCATGTTCATGTAATTCAATGAGAGGAAAGTATAACTCATCAAATTCTCGTCCTTCATCAGATGAAAATAGAAGAGGACGGAAAGATTCCTGTTTAAAACATTCATAACCACCTTCAATAAAACAGATGGTCGTATCTAAAATGGCACTAAAGAAATCAAGCGCAGTGGAATGTTTCTTTATATTACCAACACGAAATAATTCTACACCTTTAACAGACCAGGTGAGATTTGTGGCATTACATAAGCCAATAGATGCTGCAACACTAATTAAATTGGAAATTTTATCAAAGAGTGGAGCTCCTTGAATAGATTCCCAATTTTCAGCAATCTTTGGTAATTTTTTCAACCATTCATCACTAGTTTCAGTAGATGATTGTGGTTCTAATACATTATATCCAAATAAGTTTACACACCAATCAATTGTACCAGATTGGCGAAAAATAGATTCCGTAATGGAACCTTTAGTCATAGCTCTAATAGCTAAGACTAACTGACTTGCAACTTGCAAGGGAGTTTTACATGTAGGGAGCGAAATAGACAAAGCTCCAAGGACTTCTAACACTTCGAGTAGTAAGGAAGTATTACTTTCTAGTTTCATATTAACAAGTGTAGTTTTAGCTTGTTCGATGATACCACTAGGGTAAAGAGCATCGACTAGAGATTGGTGTTCAAAATCAATACCTGATGATGTGTCAAGGTATTTATGAGTTGATTTTACATGTGAATTAGAAACGGCTTTTTGAGTTTTAGCACGTTTGGAAATAGATTTGGATTGGGATCTCTTTTTGGATTTTTGATTTTTGTAGTACAAGGATCGTGCATCCTTTTTGGCATCAAAAGTCTCTGATTGAGATTCATAAAAAGTACCCTGTTTGGCTGAGGGAGCCCCCATATTATTCTGGATTTGAATAGGGACAATGAGAAGTTGGGACATGTTTGAAAATGTCTGCATCTCAGAAATGGTCTTGACGCTACTGACCAAAGCGTTGCCTGTTCTAAAAGAAGAGGTCTTCATTTCATAGTCTTTACAACTATCGGAACGACGGAAATTACTCCGCCCCCCCATACGCTTCAAAAGAGAAGTGTACATTTTAAAAGCTTCAATAATATCATTATAGGTTGATTATTTTGGGCGAGCTTGAATACCAAAACCTTTCTCAAATTTAATGAGATTGCACATTATTTAGTGGTTAAATGTGACTAACTGGGGTTACTGTTGATTACAGATTTAAATCGTCTTAATAATAATGCTAATTAAGTGATTAGTGATTAGCAGAATGTTTTGTGAAAACAAACAAAAATATATTTTACTCTGAAAAGAGTAGGAAACTAGGGGTCCACCTAGTAATAAAACTGGACAAATACAATAAAGATCATAGCTAAGATCTATAGTGAATTAGTTTTATACCTGAAAGGAAAATTCTAACTATTGAATAATAAGATAGTACGAATATGACTTCGGTAAGAAATCAATACTAAATAGAAATAAGGCTGGGTCAGATCATAGAAAAGTTAACAGCAATAATATGTAATAAGTATACTTAGGGTACACTCAAAGAACACATAATAAAATTCAAAACTTAAAGTAGACAAATAACTCAAAACGGTATATTAAACCGAATGAGACATGGTTGTCTAAAGAAAGTTTAATATTATGTATAAAATGAGTACAAAAGTACTGAATATTAAATATATTACTGATAAAAGTTCGAATGATCTCCGCATGGACATAAATGTCCATGC